CCAAAAGGTGAAGTCGGTGACGATAGATTACCAGCATCAACTGCATATGGTCAACATGACGCAGGTATCATTGGTCACAATCCACAAAAAATGGATGACGAGCTACCAGATTACCTAAAAGGTACTCCATCTGCTGTGCCACCAGGTGCAACACCTCCAGTAGGTTCAGAAAAAGCAGGCGTTGGCGCTTCTAGACCACAAGGTCAACCACAAGAAACAATGGGTCGTAAAGATGTTATGCATCCTGACCAATTGAACGGTAACCAATACGAAAAAATTCGTGACCGTCAAGCAGAAACATTACCAAAAAATACATTTGGTATGAACAAAGGTGCTACATTCCAACACTATGATGGTTCACACACAGCTGGTTCTCAGTCTATGGGACACAATGAATCATTTGATATGTCCGATGACATTCGTGCTTTGTTAGCAGGCGAAAACCTATCAGAAGAATTTGCACAAAAAGCAACTACAATTTTTGAAGCTGCTGTTCACTCACGCATTGAACAAATTGCAGAACAAATTGAATCTAATTTAGTTGAGCAATTTGAAACTGCTGTAGAACAAGTTAAAGAAGATTTGGCATCTAAAGTTGATGACTATCTAAACTACATCGCAGAAGAATACATGAAAGAAAATGAATTAGCAATTGATACAGGCCTACGTGCTGAAATTGCAGAAGAATTCATTGGTGGTTTACGTAACCTATTCATCGAACACTACATTGATATTCCTGAAGACAAGGTTGATATCGTTTCTGAGATGGCAGATAAAGTTGCTGAATTAGAAGAACAACTAAACGAACAAATCAATACAAACATTGACTTGTCTAAGGCATTAAACGAACAAAGAAAAATTGAGGCAATCTACACAGCGTGTGAAGGCCTAACGCAAACTCAAGTAGAAAAATTAAAATCACTCGCAGAGGGTGTGGAATTTACTACTGAAGAAGAATTTGCAGACAAGTTGTCAACTCTAAAAGAATCATACTTCAAAGTTGACGTTAAGGTTGCAGACAATTCTGCTTTAGATGATGAAGTCCACATCGAAGAAGATACGAAGACTGTTAAGTCCGCAGATCCTTTGATGGAACAAGTCGTTGGTATTCTTAATAAAAAATAAGAATAACAAAAAATAATAAATAAAAGTTTCAATTAAGGAGTTATCCACATGTTTATGACAGAAGAACTACAAAAGAAATGGCAACCTATTCTGGAACACCCAGAATTAGAAGCTATTAAAGATCCATACAAAAGAAGCGTTACAGCTTTAGTATTGGAGAACCAAGCACAAGCAATGCGTCAAGACCGCATGGCATTGAACGAGACTGCATCTGATCCTGGTCCAACTAACGTTACAGGTTCTGGTATCAGCAATTTCGATCCAATCTTAATCAGTTTGGTTCGCCGTTCACTACCTAACTTGATTGCTTATGACGTTGCAGGTGTTCAACCTATGACTGGACCTACAGGTCTAATCTTTGCAATGCGTGCTCGTTATTCAGGCCAACAAGGTTCTGAAGCATTTTACAATGAAGCAAACACAATTTTCTCTGGTGTTTCTTCTATTGCTAACCCATACGGTTTCGTTGGTAACACAGCAACTGATACTACAGCAAATACACAAACTGCTGTTGCATTAGCTAACAACGTTACATCTGGTATCGGCATGCCAACAAGCGTTGCTGAATATTTGGGTTCTGATGCTAACGCTGCATTCCAACAAATGGCATTCTCTATCGAGAAAGTTACTGTTACTGCACAATCAAGAGCATTGAAAGCTGAATACTCACTAGAACTAGCACAAGACTTGAAAGCAATCCACGGTTTGGATGCTGAGACAGAATTGTCTAACATTCTATCTACTGAGATTCTTTCTGAAATTAACCGTGAAGTTATCCGTACAATTTACACATCTGCAAAGATTGGTGCTCAATACGGTACAACAACTGCTGGTTATTTCGACTTAGATACTGACTCTAACGGTCGTTGGTCTGTTGAACGTTTCAAAGGTTTGATTTTCCAAATCGAACGTGATGCTAACGTTATTGCAAAACAAACTCGTAGAGGTAAAGGTAATGTGTTGATTGTTTCTTCTGACGTAGCTTCCGCAATGGCTATGGCAGGTGTTCTATCATACACACCAGCTCTACAAGCTGACTTGCAAGTTGATGATACAGGCAATACATTTGCTGGTATGTTGCACGGTCGTATCAAAGTGTACATCGATCCATATTATGGCGGTTACACAACTAACCAAGAGTTGGTTACAATCGGTTACAAAGGTTCATCACCTTATGATGCAGGTTTATTCTACTGTCCATACGTTCCTCTACAAATGGTTCGTGCAGTTGACCAGTTCACATTCCAACCAAAAATTGGATTTAAGACTCGTTACGGCATGGTTGCAAACCCATTTGCAGAAGGTTTGGCAGTTGGTAATGGTCGTTTAGACTCACAAACTAACGTTTACTATCGTTTGTTTGCTGTTAAAAACTTGATGTAATCCCAACGGGATGGGAAGCCACCGATAAGAGTGGTACTTAAAAAGGAGACTTCGGTCTCCTTTTTTTTGGTGCCTAAATACCTGTATGACAGCATTAAACAGAACTCCACTCAATACCAACTTTCTCCAACCGTCAAAGTTTATATTGGCTTTCAATAGATTGCCAACGGTACAGTATTTCTGTCAAGAAGCTAATTTGCCTGGTGTGAGTATTGGAACAACCGAATTCAATACACCATTGGTGAACGTTCCTATTGCAGGAACAAAAATTGATTATAGTGAGTTTGATGTCACATTCATGATTGATGAACAGGCACATTCTTGGAATGAATTGTATAAGTGGTTACTTGCCATTGCTTCACCTAAAAGTTTGGCAGACAGAGCATCAAACAATCAACTACAAAACACATTTACTGCAACAAACAGTTACTATTCTGATGCTAACCTAACGATTATGTCAGCGCTAAATAATCCATTGATTAGTATAAATTTCCACAGAATGTTTCCAATTTCGTTGTCTGATATCAAATTTGACACCAAACAATCTGCGGATACAATACTAACAGCAACTGCAACATTTAGATACGAGTATTTCGAAATACAAAATTACTAAAACTTTTTGATTATATTATGGAAAACATTGAACAAATACTAAACAACTGGACAACCGACTCTGATATAGACCAGACAGAGCCCGGCAAAGAACTCCTAAAAATCCCAAAACTCCACAATAAGTATTTGACCATTCTTACAAAACATAAGATGGCTGCCAAGAAAGCCAACTTTGATTACTTGCGTATGCGTAAGGTCAAATGGGAATACTACACAGGCAAATTATCCAAAGAAGAACTGGAACAATATGGTTGGGAACCATTTCAATTCACACTCAAATCAGATATATCAACGTATTTGGAATCCGATACAGACTTAATCAAATTATTAGAGAAAAAAATCTACCATGAAGAATCTGTGTCTGTTGTTGAGGCAATAATGAGTGAGTTGAAACAAAGAACGTGGCAACTACGTGACTTTATCACATGGGAGAGATTCATTGGAGGACAATAAAGAACACTTGATTGTAGAAAAAGTCAATGAGGTATATGTAAAAGTAAATTGTGAACGACACGTTGCACAAGAATTATCTGACTTTTTTACATTCTTTGTCCCAGGTCACCAATTCGTCCCAGCATTCCGAAACAGAATATGGGATGGAAAGATTCGTTTATTTGATTTACGTAACAATCAACTATACATTGGACTTATTCCATACTTTGAGGAGTTTTGTAAAGAACGTGATTATACATGGTCACATGATGAAATAGAAGACGATTATTCTCTCTATCATGCCAAAAAATTTATCAAAGAGTTGAACATACATTCAAATGGCAAACCCATTGAGGTACGAGAACATCAAATTAATGCATATGTTCACGCAATGCAAAGACGTAGAGCGTTATTGTTATCTCCAACTGCATCAGGCAAGTCGCTAATCATCTATATGTTGTTCAGACAGATGTTGAGATACAAAGAAGGCAGTAAAGGCCTCATCATCGTTCCAACGACTTCCTTGGTTGAACAATTATTTTCAGATTTTGGTGACTATAACAATGGTGCAATGGGTGAATATGTGCATCGTATTTACCAAGGCAAAGAGAAACACACAGACAAGCCATTAACGATATCAACGTGGCAATCA